AGAATGGTCTTGATAAATGGTTCAAACAAAAATGGGTAGATATTGGCAGCAAGCGAAAGGATGGTTCTTTCGCAAAGTGTGGTCGTTCAAAACAAAAGAAGGACGCCAAGCGGAAGTATCCAAAATGCGTCCCACTTGCAAAAGCCACACGGATGACCGACGCGCAAAGGGCGAGTGCTGTCAGACGAAAAAGAGCAGCGGGTAATACAGGACCTAAACCTACAAACGTAAAAACATTTACTAAAAGAGATAGAAAAGCAGAGGGTGGATCTGTAGGTAATTCTATGATAAGACAAGCACAAAGAGATTACAAAGGTAGCTACATATCAGGAGATTTAGGTGGTGTATCTGTTAGTAATCCAAGTTATAAAAAGTATTATAAAGGGATGTTATAATGAGAAGACAGGATAGAATGCCTGCAAGAAACAAAAAGAACTTCAGATCAACGAAGTCTGGAGCAGGAATGACAAGAGCGGGTGTTGCTGCTTACAGAAGAATGAACCCTGGCTCAAAACTAAAAACAGCCGTGACGGGTAAAGTAAAACCTGGATCTAAAGCTGCGAAGAGACGTAAGTCCTTCTGCGCGAGAAGCGCCGGTCAAATGAAAAAATTTCCGAAAGCTGCAAAGAATCCTAATTCTAGACTACGTCAGGCTAGAAGAAGATGGAAATGTTAAGACAAGTTATAATAAAAGCATTAGAGGATAAATATAATGCACAAATTTCTGCAGCTGATGCAACTATAAAAATTTATCTAGAAAAACCTGTGGGTATTGGTGAACATCCACAACATCTAGAAGAGATAGATAAACTTTTACAACAAATTGTAGATGCTCAAGAAAAATTAAAAGAAATACAGGCATTTAAATTATGAGTGACCCAAAAAAAGGAACAGGCAAACATCCTGGTAAAAAATATGGTAGGAGACTTTATACAGACGAAAACCCTCGTGACACTGTTAAAATTAAATTCGCAACGCCAACAGATGCGAGAAAAACAGTGGCGAAAGTTAAAAAGATATCTAAACCGTTTGCTAGAAAAATTCAGATTTTAACCGTTGGAGAACAGCGTGCCAAGGTTATGGGTAAAAAACAAGTCGCTGCAATTTTTAAAAGAGGTAAAAATGCTATCAGGAGAACAAATAATAGAAAAGCTTAAGAGAAGAATAAATGCAACTTTGCAACAGATTGGTGATACAATGATCACAGGTGGGGTTGACAGCATGGAAAAATACAAATATATGTTAGGACAGGCAGCAGCCTACCAAATAATAGCACAGGAAATCTCTAACCTGCAAAAAGAGGATGAAAAGGAGCAAAATGACGGAAACGTTATCGACATCAAAGGAAGTACCAAAAACTAGATTAGCTCTAGAGGAAAAATATAAAAACGAACCTAAAGAGCCACACGCAAAAAGATTAGATCCCGACAATATAAAAGAAATGGTAAGTCAATTACCAGAACCTGTCGGATATAGACTTTTAGTTTTACCTTTTACACCAAAAGAAAAAACTAAAGGTGGAATATTATTTTCCCAAGAACAATTAGATAAAGCAAGAATAGCCACAACGTGTGGTTATGTTTTAAAAATGGGAGATCTTGCATACAAGGATAAAGATAAATTTAATAAACCTTGGTGCAAAATAGGAGATTGGGTAATGTTTGCTAGATATGCTGGTGCACGTTTACCAATAGAAGGTGGAGAAGTGCGAATACTAAACGATGATGAAGTGTTAGGGACAATAGGTGATCCCGAATCGGTTCTTCATTATATTTAACAACATAGGAAGGAAACTATGCCAACAGAGAACGAAAACAAAGTAGATAGTCTGATTGATGTCGGTGAAGCTGATGAAAAAGCAACTGAAATTAATTTAGATGATAAGGGTGAACCAGAAAAAGTTGAACCACCCAAAGAAGAAAAAATTGAAGTAGAGCAAGTTGAGGCTCCTGCAGAAGATAAAACTTTTGAGAATGAGCGAGAAACTAAACTTGAAAAGAAAGAAGAAAAGGACGAGTTAAAAGAATATAGCGAAGGTGTTCAAAGACGTATTGCTAAATTAACTCGTAAAATGAGAGAAGCAGAAAGGCAAAGAGAAGAAGCGATTGCATTTGCAGAAGCTAGCAAAAGAGAAAAAGAGGAAATACAAAGTAGATTATCTAAACTAGATAAAACTTATGTTTCTGAATTTGAAGGTAGAGTTAAAACAAGTTTAGCTGCTGCCAAGTTAGCACTTAAAAATGCGATTGATTCACAAGATGTAGATGCACAAGTCGCAGCGCAAGAACAAATTGCTAATCTTACTGTAGATGCAGCAAGATTAAATGCGATGAAAGTTGCAGAAGTAGAAAAACCAAAAGAGGTTAATGTAACACCTCAAAGGCAACAAACTACACCACAATCAGATCCAAAAGCTGAAATGTGGGCTACTAAAAACCCTTGGTTTGGTAATGACACTGCTATGACTTACACAGCATTTGATTTACATAAAAAACTTGTGGAAGAAGAAGGTTACGATCCTAAATCTGATGAATATTATAATGAAATAGATAAAAGAATTAGGGTTGAATTTCCGCATAAATTTGATAAAGTGGAAGATAATTCTACAGAAAGAGTAAAACCTACTCAAAATGTAGCCTCGGCTAAACGTTCAGCCTCAACAGGACGCAGAAAAACTGTCAAACTCACGCCTTCACAGGTAGCAATTGCTAAAAGATTAGGTGTGCCACTTGAAGATTATGCAAAACAATTAAAAATCACGGAAGGAGCATAAAATGGAAGATAAAAAAATAAAAACTTCTCGTGCGAGCCAAACAAGAGATAAAATCGAAGTTAAAAAAGTTTGGACTCCACCCAACTCACTTGATGCACCCCCAGCGCCAACTGGATACAGGCATCAATGGATACGTTCCGAAATACTCGGAACATCAGATGCAAAAAATGTTGCATCTTCTTTGAGAGAAGGATGGGAATTAGTTAGATCTGATGAATATCCTGAATCAAATTATCCAACGATGCACGAAGGCAGATACGCAGGGATCATTGGAGTGGGAGGCCTTTTGCTGGCAAGGATACCAGAGGAGATTGCGCTTCAAATCGATGCTTATTATAAAAAGCAAAACGAGGCTAAAGAAGAAGCAGTTGATAACAATCTTATGAAGGAACAGCACCCAAGTATGAAATTCCAAAAGGAATCGAATACGCGTGTAACTTTTGGTGGTACAAAGAAATAGTTTTTTAGCAATTTCTCAACCAACAAAATAATATAAACCGTACTGGAGGCCCCTCGGGGCAGGTACAAAAAAAGGAAACAAACTATGGCAAACAATACAGGTGGTTTTGGGTTAAGAACTGTAACGACTATTGGTAATACACCAGCTACGTCGGGACAATCTAACTACAAAATCGAGTCTGGGCTAGACGTAGGTATCTTTAAAAATAATCCGGTTTCATTAAACGACGGCGGTGCAACTGCTGCGGAAACTGGTTATTTACAAGATATGAGTTTCGATGTAACTGACGATGGTGGAACTGGTGGAGTTGACTTCAACAACACTAACACTGCACTTTCAGTTGGTGTGTTTAACGGATGTTTTTTCATAAACAGTTCTACAAGCAAACCAACTTTTGCAAATTCAGTTGCAGCGGGCACTACATTTGGAACTGACTATAATACTGGCAGTAGCGATGGAATTGGTTTTGTTAACGACAATCCTTTTCAACAATATGTTGTAAAATGTGATGCGGCGGTAACTCAAGCAATGATCGGAACTGCTTTTAACGTTAACGACTTTACTGCAGGTGATGCTAAAGATGGTCAATCAACTGTAACATTAGATATAGGCGGCACTGCTGCTGAAACTAAATTGTTCAGAATTGTAAGATCAGCTGACCAACCAGGAGACAATGATTTATCATTGGTGAATGCGAACGTCGTAGTAGCTTACAATGCAGCAAGTAACTTGTATACAGCATAAGAATAGGAGTATAATAACATGGCAATATCAAGAGCACAGCTAGTTAAAGAACTAGAACCAGGTTTGAATGCACTATTCGGACTTGAGTACAAACAATACGGCGAGCAGTGGGCAGAAATTTTTGACACTGAGACTTCTGACAGAGCTTTCGAAGAGGAAGTAATGTTAGCTGGTTTCGCAAATGCGGCGGTTAAACCTGAAGGACAGGGTGTAACTTTCGACGATGCACAAGAAACTTTCACAGCTCGTTATACAAACGAAACAATCGCGTTAGCATTCGCTATCACTGAAGAGGCTATCGAAGACAATCTTTACGATAGACTTGCTTCTAGATATACGAAAGCTTTAGCTAGATCTATGGCATCTACAAAAAACATTAAAGGTGCAGCAGTTCTAAACAATGCGTTTGATGCAAACTTTGCAGGTGGTGATGGTAAGGAGCTTTGTGCTACTGACCACCCT